ACGATCTCAGCACGCAACTTGACACCAACATCCTTCGCATCACCTGCATCAATGTTCTGCAATGGCACGCGATAGTTGTCACCATCTGCAATTGGTGCCATATCTTCCATTGCGTGAACATCGTTCAGGCTCAAGAAACCTTCACGCAAGCCCTTTGTGTAGGCTTCATAGCGCTCAAGGGTTGTTCCACGAAGGAGTGCATCAAGGTTGAACTTGATGAATCCGTCAGGTTCAGGAAGTAAAGTGCTGAATGCTTGCTCAAGGCGCTCAAGTAATGGGCGCAAGGAGTGCTGAACAAAGGAAAGATTCTGTGCTTCAACAGATGCAAATGACATCGCACCTGCAACGGGATGACCCAAGAGGCTGATCGGAACGCGGAACAAGCGTGCAATATCTTCCACATTGAAGCGGCGTGTGTCGAGCAACTGGGCATCCTGGGCGTTCAAAGTCAATGGCTTGAAAGAAGCGCCACCTGATAGCACGCCAATCTTTCCTGCACGATATGGGCCTGTATGGGTGATGTTCCAATCGCGCCCAATATCTTGTGCCTGATCTTCAGTCAGTTCGCCGGGAACTTCAATCACACCGCCTGGGTTGGCTGCATTGCCGAAGTATGAAGCAGCATAAGTATCGGCTGCCATAGCAGCGCCGATTGTTAGACGAGCAGCAGCGATTGGGCCGAGACCATAGTGCGAGCCGGGCAATCTAAACAATGGGATGTGCAGCATTTCATTCTTTGTCAGAATTTGTGTGAATGCGCCTTCCTCATCACGGGTCTGCACCTCGTACACAAGGGGTTCATTAGGGCGTAGACGGCGAATGCGCACATCATCAGGGTTGAGGCAATAAAGTTCCACAACCTCGTTGTTGTCATCGCGTACGGTCAAGATGAAGGCGTTTCCGTGGATGTTAAGTGAGGCAATCACTTGCTCATAAAATTCAATTCGTGATGTTTCAGGGTTGGGAGTATTCACCCAATATGGAGTTTCACCATATGCTGCTGCATAAGAAATGCGAGCGCGACCACGGCGAACATATGCGCCAAGTGGTAGCGAACTGATTGTGTCACCGAGAAGGCGCACGCAAGCATAAACTGTTGACATACGGATTGCGCTGTTGGCATTGACATCAATTCCTGAAGGTGCCATGTATGCAGGGCGGCCAGGGATCAACGGTTCAACCCATTGACTGTTGTTGGTTCGCTTCTCTCCTGCTCCGCGCAGTCTCTTGCTCAAACTCATTTGTCAACCTTCTCTGTTGCCCATACTAGAAATCCGCCGAGCGCAATGAGCGCAACGGGTACTGAAAGCATCCACAGTCCACTTGTTACCAAAGAGACACCGATGACCTCAATGATGAGTGCATAATCAATCTTCTTCAAGAAGTTCATTGCTCTCCTTAGACTTGAATCGAAAAGTATCGTGCGGTGGGTGGCTTTGGTGGAGCAGGTTGGGTGGCTCTGTCATAACCAAAGATTGAAGCAACGGCGGCATCCACCTTGCGGCGAGAACTTGCCTTTGCCACCATCACGCCTCGTGATGATTGTTTCGTGACACAGTTTGCGATGTGGCGTGCAAGCCGTTCATCACCGTCATGAGTGAATGATTGATTGACAACGCCTTCGTAAAACTTTTGTGTTGCAGGAACCATTCGTTCTGCGCTGTTGGGGTAGGCGAGAACGGGGAGTCCTTCTTCATCAAGAACCATAAAGGTTCGGTTCCATCGGGCAGGGTCGAAAACAATCTCTCTGACATCAATTCGATTATCACGAGCAGTTGAGATGATCGTCTGTTCAACTTCTGCAATTGGTACATGCCACCCTTGTTCTGCATCGTCAGGTTTTTCCCATAACCCAACAACGCTCAAGTGTGGCTTGTCTCCGCCAAGTGACCATTGCACGAGTGCAGTTGAGTCATTGGAGAAAGAACCATCGAATGCAAGGACAACTTCTTCGCCAGGTATTGGAACTCTTGTTTTATCTTCTATCGCTTCCCATGAGCCTGTTGGCAACCATGCAACCGATGTGCTGACAAAGCAATTGATTCGCTTGGTTCTAAACTCAGCTTCGGGGGTACGCAACACGGCGCTCTCGAAATCGCCTAAATCAACGATGTCACCGAGTCCGGGATTTGCTTGCGCCCACAGACCTTGATCACGGTGATCGCCTTCAGGCTTTGTTGGTTCCCACCATGCAAAGAAAAATGATTTGTCTTGAACTTCTTCTTTGACGATCTTCTGTCCGTATTGGTAGAGAGAATAGCAAAGTGAGTCTTGACCATTGGCTTGTGTTTTCACACCTGCCGTTGTAATTCCAAAGAGCAATGAATCAGCTCGTGCGCCACCTGCAAGTGAGAGTGTGTTCCACAAATCCCAACTTGGTTGTGCGTGAACCTCGTCAAAGATGACAAGCGGTGAAGGGTTCAAACCTTCTTTTGTGTACGCCTCTGCCGATAGCACCCGATAGACAGATGCCTTTTCCTTGAACTCGATTGCATCGCGGTAGAGAGTAAACATTGATGAGAGTTCTTGATCTAACTCAATCATTCGCTTGGCGGTGCCGAATACAATTCGCGCCTGATCTCTGTCTGCTGCACAAGAATAAATTTCTGAACCGTTGCCACCAACAGTCAAACCTGCAAGACCCATTGATGCTGCAAGTGCGCTCTTGCCGTTCTTGCGTGCCATGCCCACCAAAGCTGTACGATGACGAAAGCGGCCATCTTCACGGCGAGCAAGTGCATGACGAAGAAGTTCGCGTTGCCACGGGCGGAGCGATAGCAGTTTGCCCGCGGGCGATGCGACTGAATCTTTTGTCACACGACAGACTGCCTCGGCAAAGTCTGCGTACAAGTCACCGTCACCGCGAAGTTGATCTTCAAGCGGAACTTCAGTCAACCATCGTGGCGGCCATGAACTCTCAGACATTGCGCTTTTGCGAAAGTAGTTCGTCTAACTTACTGCGAACCTTAACTTCTGCAACCCCCAACTTGCTTCTGTCTGAAGGTGTCAAACCTAGAACAGACAGAAGTTTCAAAATCTCATTCTCTGTTGTGCTGATCATTCCCACAAGCGGGTTTGCATAGGCATAGCCTTTGTCTGTGAAAAGTACATAATCTGTTTCTTTCAACTTTTCAACAAGCTGAGTTTTGCGATCAAACTTTTCGCATAGTTCGACCAAAGCGATTCCATCTGAGTTTGCAATCCACGGAGCCATCGCACGAATGTCTGCCCAAAGTTTCTTTGCACCCTTTGAAAGCTGTGCAGGTGGCTTGTCATCAATGCGTGGAAGCGCGATTACATTGCTCACATCAGGCAGTTTGCGCTTGCCTGGGTTTCCCAATGCACGCTTGAGTTCGGTTGGTTTCGGTGCTGGCCCTGTCATATTTTTTTTGCCTTCATATAAATTAAACGCCCCCTATGATAAATTGCGGGCATATGCCCAAGCGAATACGCGGGGTTACGCTATCGCACCACCTTTGCAAAATGTGAGCGTACCCACAGATGCCACCGGGGGGTTCTTTTACTGTGAACCTTTTCGGCTGTTGCATTTGCGGCATAACACTTGCAAGTTGCTTGGAATAGACAAACCATTTTGTGACAAAGGTTTGATGTGATCAAGAGTCAAGTCTTTGGTTGAATGACAGATAGTGCAGAAAGGTTGTTGCGCTCGCATTGTGCGCGATAGCTCGTGCCATTTGCTGTCGTATCCACGATCTGCACGCTTTGGTCTTTTGCGTTCTAATAATCTTTTGCAAGCATCACATCGTGAAGCGCGGACAACAACTCCGCAACCATTGCAAGGTCTAGGCAATACCATCGGTCTTGATCAGATACTCGATTGCCATTGATAACTTTGTTGTGTCATCACCATAGTAACCAAGACCAACATTGCATCGTGTGCATAAGAGTCCACGAATCTTGTGTGTCTGATGGTTATGGTCAACGACTAGACCGCGCTCTGTCTCTGATGTGTGTATGCCACAGATGGCGCATGAATTGTTTTGTGCTTGAAGCAATGCATCGTATTGTTGATCTGTAATGTTTGTGATGTTGCGATGAATCACTCTGCATTGTTTGCAGATGTCGTATCGCCCATTTGCTGTGCGCTTATCGTTATGAAATGAGTTAAGAGGTAAATCTAATTTGCAACGCCGACATTTGGATGTCGTATCACTCATCTTCCTCGTCGTCATCATCATCGTCTGAAGTATCCAATCCAAGTGCAGCAAGGCGATCTTCAGTAGGCAATGACAGGTATGACTGAAGGGTTGCTTGAACTGCTCGGTTCAATAAAGATTCAATTGCATCAAATGAAAGAGATTGATCTGTCATCAACTCAGTTGCGACATCGCCAATGTTTATGATGATCTTCAGCATTGTAGTGTTCCAAATACTGATGCAGGGATAGCAAAACCTGATAGCGAAAGCGTAGCATAATCAATTGCCAACTTTGTCAAATCAATCATATTTGCACCACTTTCAAAATATCCCCGAAGTTGTAAAGGCTTCCACGCTTTTCGATGTCATTGCGTTTCACAATCCTGTAAATCTCTCTCTGACTTATCTTGAGCCACAAACTGATTGCCTCAACATCAAGAAAGAACTTTCGATTCGGATTGCTCATTGCCAACTTCACCAATCGAGCTACTGTCCAAGATTGCTTACACCCGAAGCAAGAGACCTCATCAGATAAGTTCTCAACATCTATCACAACAAATCGTTTGCATTCATCAGTAGGACAAGGAATGCGCCTGGCTTGTTCAGAGAACTTCTTTGCTGCTGCTCTGCCTTTGGCGTGGAGACCATAGACATCTGATGCGAAGTCTACCGCCCACGGCTGCAACAAACTGTAGTCAAGGTGAGCCAGGTGGAAGGCACAGGTTGCCTCGACCTCTGCATCAATAGTTGGCTCCCTGTCCAAGTAGGCAGGGGGTGTCAGCCCACGACCAATGCGAATCGGTACCTCATACCCATGCAGGATTTGCAACAGGTCAGTTGCCATTGAGAAGTCCAAAGCATTGACATTGATGCCGATGCTTCTCTCAGAGCTAACTGCGCCCGATCCTGTCCGAGCAGGTGCCAAGTGATTACCTGCCTCATACTGCAATGCAGGAAGTTCAACAAGGCACGCCTTGACCTTCAACTCACAGGTAAGGCACGCGCCCTCTTTCTTGGTGGCTCGTTGGCAGATGGTGCAGTTCATCAGAAAGGAACTCCTTCACTCTCTTGGATTGGCTTTGGCTTTCCCCAATAGGCAGGTGCCATCTCAGGGGTCTCAAACAGGTGCATGGTCGAACATAGGTGGGTGGCAAGGGTGACGGCGTTGGCGTGGGTTCCCATTGCAATGCGGCTTGAAGTTCTCCTGACTGCCTCAAAGGAGACAACAGTTTTGTGGCATTCATAGGTTCTTGCACCCTGCAAAATCTTCACGATCTCTTCGGCAACATTGAGTCGAGCCGTGTCAAGTTTCGTATCAAATCCGCCCGATGATAAACCGCGCCAAATAAGTTTTCCACAGGCTCGGCAGTTTATTGGTTCAAAGTTGTAATTCATTATATTAACCGCGCCCAAGCGTGCCACCGAACCGCGCCCCGCGCCCCTCTAAAGAGGGGGCGCGTCGGCGCGGTTGTCGGCAGTATGCCGAGATTTCAGCGGATTGGTTCGGCGCGGTTCGGCGCGGTTGCATTTTCAAGAGTTATCCACAGGCAAAGTCTCAAGAGTTCGGACATCATTGACCACAAAAGTTTTCTTATGCTTGAACAGTTTCTTCTGTCCTTCCTCTTTCATCAACAGATTGCCACTCATCACAAGCGATGTCAGAGCTGTTGAAATCTCGGTGTTGCCAATCTTGTGACCCTCTTTGCGAATCTTGTCTCTAATCTCATTCAAGCCCATCTCATACCCATGTGCTTCCATAAACTGTGAGACCAACTCAAGGCGAGAGTCGGCAGAGGCGATGGCAACGGTGCCACCTGAGATTGAGACTGAGATGGATTCATCCTTGCCGTTTCGGATATTGGCGATGCCGAGTGTCTTTGCATCAGGGCAAAGGGCGCGGACAAAGCCAGGGCGATCCTTAGTCACCTTCAGGTCAAGGCAACCGTCAATGCCTCTGCCAAATGGCATTGACACATCACAGGCAATTGCCACCCCATCTATGTCAGCGCGCTTGGCTTGTGCGCCGATGGCGTAATTTCCACGATTGTCTTTGCTCTTGGTCACATGGTCAATGGTCAGGATTCCTGCACCGAATATCTTCAGCGGCTTCAAGACCTTCTGAGAAAAGGTCGTGGCATCCTTGTTCTTTTCCAAATCCAACCCAAGCAGGTTCATGGCAGCGTTGACACCATCAACAACAATGAGAGTCGGCAGGTACTTGCCAATCTCTGTTTTCATGATCTCTCCGATGCCATCACCGAGAGGTTCATCAGGGTTGGCATACTTGAACGACTTGAGCCTGTCCATGTCGCATTTGAGGGTTTTAAGGCGGTTAAAGATGCCTCTAGCAGAATCCTCGAAGTCAATGTAGAAAACACAGTTGCCTTTGGCTAACTCTTGCCTGACCGCTTCAAGTGCCACCCAAGTCTTGCCTGATTCGGATTCACCGAACAGAGCGTTGACCTTCCCTGCATACAAGATGTTGTTGCCATCCTCACGGCGAAGCATTGAGGGCGGCAGTTCCTCATCAAAGTCCTCATTCCAAATCTCACGCGGAATCCAAGAACTTGTGGCAACTTCCTCATTCTCATCATGTAACTGCACCATTGAAGGAGCGTGAACATCAAGCCCTGCCCAATCGGTTTTCAGCTCTTGAGAAGCACCGTAGCCCTTCTCTCGCAAGGCTTTGGCTGCTTGTTTGAAATCTCCATTGTGTTCAATTTGAGCGTAGGCGGCAAACTTGGAGTATGAGGATTCAGCGTTGAAGATGGTTGATGTTGAAAATACAAACAGTTTGTCATTGCCTGAGAAGTTGGTGGTGGCAGATACGCCTTCATTCTTGCCAGGTCTGCGCCATGCGGTGGCATCTGCCTTTGAATACACCTTTGTCCACCCAAGAGGTTCAAGGATAGATTCCCAAGTGACTTTGGCGTTGTAATCATCACCTGCCGATAAGAATGAGTCATCACGCTTGACCACATCTGCCTGAATGGATTCAACCTTTGGCATCTGATCAAACATTGCAAATAGGTTGTGCAGGGCGTTTCTCTCCTGCATGGTAATTGTTGGAATGGTCTCAATTGACCCACCAATCAATGTCCAATTGCCACCTGACGGGTGTGTGGTGCCACCTGAAGGTGCGGTAATGGTGAACCCACCTTGACCACGAGTCTCAGCAAGAACATCGTTGCCACCTTCACCCGGTTTGCGAGCCAACTTTGTGTTGCCAGGAACTTCGCCATCTGAAATCTTGTAAAGCCAATGAAGTCCACCTGAAGGTGTCATCTCCACATACCCTGAATTCAATTGCTCCCATAACTCTTTCAACCCTGAGTTGTTGGCAATCTCTGCGATCTCAAGATGTATTTTCTGAGCTACGGCGCGACCTTCAAGTTCAAGCATCTCAAGATTGCCGGAGACCTTGCCGGTGACAACGCCAATGCCGTCAACGCCATTCTTAAACCACATGAGCAATTCATCAGTCGTTGGGAGTTCCTCTTGAAAGCGTTGCCAGGCAAAGGCAGGTCGCTTGGAGCCGTCATTGGCGACAGGAACTACTGAAATGCCTTCTTTCAGGAACCTGAGTGCAATTGGCAGTAGCTCATTCATCGTTTCCCCCTGTGAATGTAAAACCCTTTTGTTTCATGTGATAAATAACAAACTTTGCCAATCGCCCCGGCGTATCGGGAAGGGTGTATTCATACCCATCCCAAAGCGCGATGGCAATGGCCTCTTGCAGTTCTTCTTCTTTCATAATGGCAATTTGTCATTGATAGCAAAGTCAATGCGTGCTTGTGCAATTGCCACATACTCTGCCGATTGATCTAT